GCCCGGCTTGACCCCACCCCCCTCAACTAAGAAAACCTAAGAAAAGAGCCCATTTGCAAAACAGGGGGGTATAGTTGTATACTCCTACAAACCTTCGCACGGAGTGCGCACCCATGACTATCCATATCGACCCGGACTTCGATGTTCCGTTGCCGGAATTAAATGTCGAAGAAGTATCCAAGAAGCACCTACAGGCTCGGCTTAAGGCATCTGCAATGACCGCCGCGATGCTCGCTAACCACGGATTAGAACTTGACCCACCAAATGACGAAGACCGGGGCACTGCTGCAATGATAGCTTCGGCCTACGCGACCGACCCCGCTAAGACTTCGAAGAAGATGAATTTAGCGAATACCGCTACGCTCACGCCCGCGGCGCTATTGTTGACTCAGCAAATCCTGCAGGACTACGCGCATCAGGTGGTACAGAACTCGGTGCAGATTCGTCACCTTGTGACAAACAAGTTACTGCAAGAGACCGAGAACCCTGATGCAAAGATTCGCCTGCGGGCGTTGGAGCTCTTGGGCAAGCAAGCAGACGTAGGTCTGTTTAGCGAGAAGCAAGAAGTCACGATCACGCACCAGACCACGGATGATCTCAAGTCTAAGCTACGCGACAAGCTGCTGCGCCTGCGTAACGTGACGCCCGAGGAAGAAGAAGCCCGCCCGCTGACCCTCAATGGCGAGGCCATCGACTTGGACGAGGTGCTGGGGAATGACTGAGATCGTTAAATTCTACCCGAAGGACGCTGCTAAGGACGCTGACAACGTGCTGGAGCAGGCGATGGGCGTGTATAAAGACGTAATACTTCTTGGTTGGGATAAAGACGGCCACATGGAGGCACGTGCCACGTTGGGCCTGAAAGACGGTGGCGATGTGATATGGCTGCTTGAGAAGTTTAAGCTCAACCTGCTGAACGGGGCATATATGCCGCCAGAAATTCTGGGTGAAGAATGACTGACTTTACTCCAGAGGAGATCGACGAGCTTTTAGCTAATATAGATAAATTCACTCCTGCAGAAGCTGCGGAGATTGAGAAGATGGTCGATGAGCTTACCACACGCAGGGAGCGTGAGGGCGCACGGGATGACCTGATTAAGTTCTGCCTCTACATGGACCCTAACTATAAGGTAGGCCGACACCACCGCATCCTTGCGGATATGCTCATGGACTTGGAGGGCGGTGCAAAGGATCGTGGGTGCGTCAACATCCCGCCGCGACATGGTAAGAGTCAGTTAGTCTCTATATACTTCCCTGCATGGTTCATTGGGCGTAACCCGGCTAAGAAGGTGATGATGGTGTCCCACACCACAGACCTCGCCGTGGACTTTGGCCGAAAGGTCCGAAACCTCATAGACACTACACTCTTCAAGAACATCTTCCCCACCGTGGGGCTCGCCACTGACAGTAAGTCTGCAGGGCGTTGGAATACTAACTTTGGCGGGGAATACTTCGCTTGTGGTATCGGTAGCTCCATCGCTGGCCGCGGTGCTGACTTGCTGCTGGTCGATGACCCTCACTCGGAACAAGACGTGCTGAACGGCAACTTTGAGGTGTTCCAGAAGGCATACGAGTGGTTCACGTATGGTGCTCGTACTCGTCTGATGCCGGGGGGCCGAGTAGCTATCGTACAAACACGTTGGCACATGGATGACCTCACCGGGCGCGTGGTACGCGACATGACGCAGAACGAGGGCTCCGACCAGTACGAGGTCATTGAGTTCCCGGCTATCTTGGAGGTCGAGCGGTTCGACGAGAACACCGGAGATATAGAAATTATACAAAAACCGCTCTGGCCGGAGTTCTTCGACCTGCCTGCCCTAATGCGGACAAAAGCGTCAATGCGTGTGTTGCAGTGGAACTCGCAGTACTAGCAGCAGCCTCCGGCTGAAGAAGCTGCAATCGTGAAGCGTGAGTGGTGGCAGTGGTGGGAGGACGAAGACCCGCCGAAGTGCGAGTATATCATCATGTCTCTCGACGCCGCTGCCGAGACTAACAACCGGGCCGACTACACCGCACTCACCACATGGGGTGTGTTTACGAACGAGCACGCACGCGACGAGAAGCACATAATCCTGCTGAACTCTATCAAGCGGCGGATGGAGTTCCCGGAGCTCAAGGCCCTGTGCATAGAAGAATACAACGTCTGGGAGCCTGACGCCTTCATCGTGGAAAAGAAGTCCGCCGGGACCGCGGTCTACCAAGAACTACGTCGGATCGGCGTCCTCGTGCAGGAGTTCACGCCCCACCGGGGGACAGGCGACAAGATGGCCCGTCTGAACTCTGTCTCTGACATCATCGCATCGGGGCTTGTGTGGGTTCCGCAGACGCGCTGGGCTGAAGAAGTCGTCGAAGAGATTGCAGGATTCCCGTTTTCCAGTCATGACGACTTGGTAGACAGCACGGTCATGGCACTGCTTCGCTTCCGTCAGGGTGGGTTCATCCGCCTACCGACAGACGAGCGGGACGAGGAGATGCCGTACAGGCACAAAGTAGAGTATTACTGAGGTGATAGATGTTTGAAGAGCTAATCCCACCCCCGCCGACAGAGGTGCGGGAGGAGTACGTCCGCATGAAAAAACGCTTAGCCATCGTAAAAGAGGGCATAATGAAGCGCGGAACCAAGATTCCTTACGATTTGCGGGTCGAGGAAGAGATTCTGCGTGCGAATATCGCACACTATGCCCTGCTTTGGGGCTTTACGGAGTAATTTTGGAGTGGTAAACCTTAGTAGCGGGGTGGCGCAGTGGTAGCGCGTTCGGTTCATACCCGAAAGGCCGAAGGTTCAACTCCTTCTCCCGCCACCATCCCTCTTCCTTAAACATACTAAATACTGCTATAGTGTCTCCAAACCTCTAGGGAGATGCTCACATGGCTGTTTCTAAGCCCATGACACCATCAGATATCGAACTCATGGACCCCGATGACGGCGGTATGGAAGTCGATCTTGAGACCGGGGAAACTTCTCCGCTAGACAGTATCGTCACCGAGACCGAAGACGGTGGGGTAATCATTGATTTTGGTGGTGGCGAAGCCGATTCCGAAGACGCAGGGGACCACGATGCGAACCTTGCGGAGTTTATGGATGACGGCGAGCTTGGAACTCTCGCAAATGAGCTCGTAGACGGGTTTCTAGCCGACCAGACCAGCCGCAAAGAGTGGGCTATGGCCTATGTGAAGGGTCTGGACCTGCTTGGTATGAAGATTGAGGACCGCACGCAGCCGTGGATGGGCGCATCAGGCGTTTACCACCCCATGCTGTCCGAAGCTGTGGTGCGTTTCCAAGCCCAAGCCATGGGCGAACTGATGCCTGCCAGCGGCCCTGCCCGCAGCAAGATCGTGGGTAAGATTACGCCCGAGAAAACGCGCCAAGCCTACCGCGTTGAGCAGGAAATAAACTACCAGATCACGGAAGTGATGCCCGATTACCGCAACGAGATGGAACAGCTGCTGTTTCGTCTGCCTTTGGCGGGTTCAGCCTTCAAAAAGCTGTATTTTGACCCCCTAGAGAAGCGCCCGGTGTCTATTTTTGTCCCCGCGGAGGATTTTGTGGTCTCTTATGGGGCCTCTAACCTCCGTACCTGCCCCCGCTACACGCATATCATGCGTAAAACAGCCAACGAGATCGCAAAACTGCAGTCTGTGGGCTTCTATCGGGACGTAGATTTGCCTGATCCAGAGCCAGATCGCACCGATATTGAGGAAAAATACAACGAAATTGAGGGCCAAGACCCCACGTATTTGACCGACGATGACCGCTATGTAATCCTAGAAATGCACGTAGATGTTGATCTTCCGGGCGAATTTGCCTCAGAAGACGGCATTGCGCTGCCCTACGTCATCACTATCGACAAGAGTTCTAAGACAATTCTGTCGATTCGCCGCAATTGGTACGAGGATGACGAGGCCAAGAAGAAGCGTATGCACGTGGTACACTACCCGTATTTGCCGGGTATGGGGTTCTACGGCACAGGTTTGATCCACCTGATTGGTGGACTCGCGAAGTCGGCTACGTCGATCCTGCGACAGCTCATCGACGCTGGCACCCTGTCTAACCTCCCAGCAGGGCTTAAGTCGCGCTCGTTGCGTATCAAAGGGGATAACACTCCGCTGATGCCCGGTGAGTGGCGAGATGCAGACGTTGCAGGCGGTACGCTCCGCGACTCTCTGTTCCCGATGCCGTATAAGGAACCCTCCTCCGTCCTCTATACGCTCTTGGGGAACGTGGTCGAAGAAGGACGCCGTATCGGTTCCGTAGCCGACATCTCTATCAGTGACATGGGTGGCCAAGCCCCCGTGGGTACGACCCTTGCTATCCTAGAACGCAGCCTAAAGGTTATGTCCGGGGTACAGGCGCGCTTGCACGCAGCGATGAAGGACGAGCTGCGTCTTCTGGCGAACATCATCAAAGAGTATATGCCTTCGGAGTATGACTACGAGGTTGAGGGTGACTTCGACCGTCAGGAGGACTTTGGTGGGCCCGTTGATATCATCCCTGTGTCTGACCCAAATGCTGCTACTATGGCTCAGCGGGTTATGCAGTACCAAGCGGCGCTCCAGCTCTCTCAACAGGCCCCGCAGCTCTACGACCTTGGAAAGCTTCATCAGCAGATGCTGGAGGTTCTTGGCATCAAGGATGCGGGTAGCATCATCAAACTGCCGGAAGACATGAAGCCGAAAGACCCGGTTACGGAGAACATGGCGATGCTCAAGCAGGAGCCCATCAAGGCGTTCCTGTACCAAGACCACGAGGCTCACATTGCGGTCCACCAAGCGGCTATGCAAGACCCCAAGCTGCAGCAGATGATTGGCCAGTCTCCCTTCGCGCAGGCTATCCAGTCCGCCATGATGGCTCACATCAACGAGCACCTTGCTATGGCGTATCGTAAGAGCATCGAAGAACAACTTGGCGTGCCGCTGCCCGCAGAGGATGAACCGCTCCCCGAGGATGTGGAAGTCCAACTGTCGCAGGTTGTGGCACAGGCAGCTCAGAAGCTGCTCCAGAAGAACCAAGCCGAAGCCCAACAGCAGCAGGCTCAGCAGCAAGCCCAAGACCCGCTGACCCAGATTCAGCAGAAAGAACTGCAGATCAAAGAGATGC